CACCCCTGCGTTATCCTGGCGGTAAGAGCAGAGCAATCACAAAGATCAGTGAGTTTTTTCCTGATCTAAGTAAGTATGAACAATTCAGAGAACCTTTTGTGGGTGGTGGGTCTGTTGCTCTTTGGGTTACAAAAACCTACCCTGATCTCCCTATATGGGTGAATGATTTATACGAACCATTATATAATTTTTGGGCATGTCTACAACTTGCAGGTGATGTCATGCAAGAGAAGTTGACAAAAATTAAGAAAGATAATCCTGATCCAGATAAAGCAAAAGAATTATTCATAGAATCAAAAGATATACTATCAAAGGGAACTGATGTAGACAGAGCAGTTGCTTTTTATACTATAAACAAATGTAGTTTTAGTGGTCTTGGTGAGAATAGTTCTTTCTCTCGTCAAGCAAGTGATTCTAATTTTTCAATGAATGGCATTGAGAAACTCACAGGATATATGCAACTTATAAAACATTGGAAAATATCAAACTTATCTTACGAAGAGTTACTTGGAGGAGAGGGATCATTTATTTACCTTGATCCACCCTATGAAATAGGGTCAAATCTTTATGGTAAAAAAGGTAGCATGCATAAGTATTTTCATCACACAAAATTTTCTGAAACATGTTCTCACTCTAACCATGATATGATTGTGAGTTATAACTCATCAATTCTAAATAAGAGAAGATTTGCTGACTGGAAAGCAGCAGAATATGAACACACTTACACTATGAGATCTACTGGTGATTACATCAAAGAACAAAAAAAACGAAAGGAACTTGTCCTCACAAACTACTAAACCATACGATGATTCCAATTGGAGAGAGGAGTACAAGAGTTATACCTCCAACAAAAGGTATCTTGAACTACTTGAAAACGGACCTAAGAGTCTTTCACAATCATGGTTGCTTGGTGCATTGTACAGTGAGTGGAAGAAAATGAAAGGTTATAATAAATTAGATCCAAAAGAAAATGTCGGTCAATGTCAATCATCACTCAAGGATTTTCTCAAAGATCATGGATAAGATTGAAGATTTATACGAAGACATGGAAAGACTCAACATGCTCTACGAAGAGATGTGTTGGTCTCATGATGTGAGACTTGAATTCAAAGCAGATTATGAAAACAACAGAATCATCATCAAACCAAGATCTGAAAAATTGGATACTGGATTATCTTAGTAAACCTAATCCTGTTTTCAATAATCTACCTCCATGCCCTTTTGCCAAAAAAGCATGGTTAGATGGTAATGTAGAGATAATAAAATTTGTAAATTATGATGAATTAGAAGAGGGTATAAAAGATATTGTTGGATCTAAAGTAAAAATATTTTATTTTGAATATCCCCTGTTACCCACTGCAGAAAAATTAAAAAATGTGGTGGCATGGTTGGGTACAAAACACTCTCAATTTATTTTTTATGATGAACACCCAGACACAATTGAAAAGGTTGGTGACGAGGTGGTCAATAGTGGTGTGACCGCCATCATAGTTCAAGATAGAAAAGATTTGTTAGAAAAGAGAGCAGAGTTGCACAAAACAGGTTATTATGATAAGTGGACACCTGAGATGAAGGAGAGGATCTTTGACCGTTGAATTAAAAGATTGGTTGAACTCAATCAATAGCACCAAAAAAAATTTGATGGATGAGGATCCAGATTGCATCAAGAAATATCCACCATATATTATCAATAGATGCCTGTCAGGTCATCTTGATTGCATCATGTATGTCAATGAGATGAACATGCATATAGACCTTGACAAACAGTTGCAATATGACTTTTATCTAAATACTCTCAGATCTAAGAAGAGGTTCGCACCTTGGATTAGGAAAGAAGAGTTGAAGAATCTTGAACTTATCAAGTCATACTATGGTTATAGTCATGAAAAGGCAAAGCAAGTTCTACCACTTCTTACCGAACAACAAATTAGATTTATACAAAATAAACTTGAAGTTGGTGGATTGAAATGAACGTTGTGGAACCAGAATATGACTGGACACCAGAGAAGATGATAGAGATACTATTGTCTGAACCTGATGATTTTCTCAAGGTAAGAGAAACTCTAACGAGAATAGGAGTAGCATCAAGAAAAGAAAAAAAATTATATCAATCTTGTCACATACTTCATAAGCAAGGAAAATATTACATCGTGCACTTCAAAGAACTGTTTGCTCTTGACGGTAAGAGAGCGAACCTAAGTGTGAATGATGTGCAGAGAAGGAACAGAATTATTCAATTACTATGTGATTGGGGATTAGTTACTACTGTCATAGATGAATCACTTGACATAGCTCCACTCAATCAAATTAAAGTTATATCATATAAAGAAAAAGGTGATTGGACTCTTGAAACAAAGTATAATATAGGCAAAAAGAAGGTTGAAAATTAATTCTAGTAAAAATTTAGAACGACATTACAAATCAGATAAGTGGGAATTTAGTTCCCTTACCATGAAGAAGGAGATGGTTTTTTCTAGTGTTGCAAAACTAGAAAAGGTTGCTAACAATCTCAAGATGTTGAAATGGGAGAGGTTCAACAACATCGTGATACCTCATTATGAATTTGAAATCAATGATCATATTCTGACCCTTGAGATGGATTACATAAGGGGAACATACCCAAGAAGTATCCATCACTACAATATAATTTACGACGAATTAGTTGAAAAAAAATCAAAGTTCTCTTGTTGTGATTATAACCCTGCTAATTTTATTGTAAAAGATGACAGAGTATATCTTATTGACCTCGATTCTTATGGATATATTGAGTACGAAGAAAGATTGCAAGATTGGGAGATGCACTATGGTATATTCTCTCCTATCATTAGACACTACAAAGGTAAACACCAAATGAAAGTTGATCTATCATGTAATAACTTAGAGTATTTGAAAATAAAAAAATTACTTGAGAATTTGTTTAATGCAAAAGTTAGTAGAAGTGTATCACCTTACTTTGCTTGCATAGATGGCACAGAATTCAATAATTTAGAGAATACAATGAAGTATTTGAGAGAATTGTATGAAGAAATTTTATCCTCAATTGATTTGACACACATGAAGCATGCTCAACGGAAGAATGTAATACGAACACTATCATTACGGTAACCCTCATTATTATAAAGTATCTTATCGTATAATTAATATTGTCGCCTACGGGGACATTACAATTAGACGCTCAAGGAGGTCACCATGTTCGGTAACGGAAGTATTACCTTGTCTGTTCCAGACACACAAAAGTATCTTGAAAAGATACAACGCAACATGATTGGATTCGACGACTGGTATCAGGAGTTTGATTCTCATTTTGCTAATACAAATTACCCACCTTATAATACGATAAAGATATCAAATCATGAGTATAGGGTTGAGGTAGCACTAGCAGGGTTCAAGAAAAAGAACCTCAAAGTATACACACAAGAGGGTAGACTTGTCATAGAAGGCAAGAAAGAAGATGGAGTTGAGCAAGATTATGTTCATAAAGGTTTGGCACAACGTGCGTTCACACGTGCGTGGTCATTACCAGATGATCTTGTAGTAAAGGATGTCAGATTTGAAGATGGACTCTTACTTGTTGACATAGAAAAAATAATTCCAGACGAAAAGAAACGAAAAGACTGGCTCTAAATACATACATGTATTCAAGAGTCCTAAGACATATCAAACCCAAAGACCTAAGGGAGTCATTGACTCTAAGGTTCACAGAAATCCTCAATCCAACCTTTTGGATTGGGGATTCTCTCAAACCTGAGGTGAATGAGGCATTGATGAAATTTGCAGAAGCATTCGCTGCTTATGTTGATCTGGATGAGAGAGCGATTGTAGATGTTCTCTTACTGGGTGGTAATGCAGGGTATAATTACACTCAATACTCTGATCTGGATGTACATATTGTTGTAGATCCAAAGTATATACCCGATTGTAATCCAGATTTACTTGACCAGTATTACATGGACAAGAAAACACTATGGGAGTTGACTCACAATGTCACAATATATGGTGTCAAAGCAGAACCATACATTGAGAGACCAAAGGTCACACGTAAGAAGAGTCAAGGTGTGTATAGTTTGATGAAGAAGACATGGATACAAGAACCAGAAAGAATAGAGGGTGAGATTGAAGAAAAAGAAATAGAGAAAAAAGTAAACAACTTCAAGACTCGAATAGATGCATTCATCAAGAATGAAAATGCAGAAGGATTGAGAGAACTGGTCAAAAAACTGAGAGATAGTAGGTCAGTCTCACTTCAAAAGTATGGGGAGTATGGTTTCGAGAACATGGTGTTCAAGGAGTTACGAAATCAAGGTTACATTGACAAAGTACGTACAGTTGTGGTAAACTTAAAATCTAGAAGTCTATCTTTATGATCAAAATTTTATTATTCAAGAACAATCTTGTTCTTATAGCGAGAGTAGAAGAGGTTGGATCTGAGATGGGCGAACCAGATTGTAAATTGATTGATCCATTTGAGTTGAAGGGTGAATTTCTTGAGTCTTGGCCTTCGTTTACCACACAACGTGAGATGATGGTGCACTCTGATAGTTTCTTGACTATCATAGAACCAGATAAAAATCAACTAGATAAGTATCAGGCACTTACTGCAAAGAATGTCACAGAAAAATCTTAGAATATTATGGTGTTATCCTAATCAACATATGAGGGTGACACCACCTGGCGGTGTTGCAATTATTACCGCATGTTTGAAGAAAGCAGGTTATTCTAATATAGAATTATTTGATGCCACATGGTATCCAGTAGAAGAGCAGAATAAAGATAGGCACAATCTTCCAGATAGAGATAAAGAGAGAATGAAGAGACAAATGTTCCCTGAATATGAGTGGAAAAGAGATGATGTTCCAAAAGATTTTTTCGTGCTTGAAGATGCTGACATGTATACAGCGTGGAGACAGAAAGTTATAGATTTTAAACCAGATGTAATCATATCTTCTATTGTAGAGGATACTTATTATATTTGGAGAAGATTTATGGATAAAGTGACAGATCAAAAATTTATAAGTGTTGTTGGTGGTGTATTTGTTACATATGCTCCAAAACATTTTGAGGGTAAGGCAGATTATATTTGTAGGGGTGAAGGAGATGAGGTCATACCTGAGTTGATGGATCTTATAAGTGAGGGAAAGACAGGACATCATCTTGCAAATGTTCATCCTAATCCAATGAGACCTGCATTGAACGTGAACAATTTACCGTCTACAGATCATGATATCTTTGACAAGAGATCTTTGTATAGACCATTCCAAGGAGAGATAATTAAAATTGCTACTGTTGAAACACAACGTGGTTGTCCATTCAAATGTAAATTCTGCAACTCACCATCTAATGCAGGTTTGTATAAAGAAGAAACTGATAGTTTATTTTTTAGGAAGAGAACTGTAGAGCATCAAGAGGAAGAAATAAAACATTTGCTTGACACCATACAGGTTGAATTTTTATGGATTGTCACAGATACATTCCTTACCATGTCAAAAAAAGAGTTTGATAAATGGGCAGAGATGTATTCAAAATACAAATTACCTTTCTTTACTCAAACAAGACCAGAACTTCTGTCACCATATCAAGCAAGAACTCTAAAAGAACTCGGATGTGTTAAATTGAATATGGGTGTTGAGCACGGTGATCCAAAATTTCGTAGAGATATAATAGGTAGAGTATATGAAAATGAAAAAGCAATTGAGGCATTCAACATAGCATCAGAAGCAGGTCTTTCTACCACTTGCAATTTTATCATAGGGTACCCATATGAAACTATGGAAAATTGTATGAAGTCTGTAGAATTGGCATCGCAATTGAATTCAAGCGACATTAATGCTTTTATATTCACACCATATCACGGGACACCCATGAGAGATATGTGTGTGAACGCAGGTTTTATTGATGATGATCTGATTGTAGAAATGATCAATGATGATCAAGGAAGCTTTCTCAAGATGCCACCTCCATACATGAGTCAAGAAGAAATATACTACATGTATAATAATTTTGGTAGACTTTTTCGTGAAACTTCTGCACAACGTGATAGAATATCTAAAAAGGAAAAAGTTGCAACATGAAATATTACACCAACGTACAGATGGTTGGCAACGACTTTCTTGTTCGTGGTTATGAAAATGGTAAATCATTCACGTCAAGGGAGTCTTTTCAACCTACGATGTTTGTTCCCAGTAAGAAGAAAACAAAATATAAAACACTAGATGGTAAGTATGTACAGAGTATCAAACCTGGCACTGTGCGTGAGACTAGAGAGTTTATTAGAAGTCATGAGGGTGTAGATAACTTTGAAATATATGGTAATAACAGGTACATATATCAGTATATTTCTGACAGATATCCAGAGAATGAAATAAAATTTGATCTCAAAAAAATGAATCTTGTGACCATTGATATAGAGGTCAAGTCTGAGGGTGGATTTCCTACAGTTGAAAAATGTGATGAGGAGATGTTACTCATTTCACTACAAGATTACAATACAAAACGTATCTTGACCTTTGGTGTAGGTCCTTACAGGACACAAGATAAGATGGTCAAGTATGTTCAATGTAACGATGAACATGATTTGCTGACACACTTCCTAAACTACTGGAGTCACAATCCTCCTGAGGTTGTAACAGGGTGGAATTGTCAATTATATGACATACCATACCTTGCAAAAAGAATAACTAGAGTGTTAGGTGAAAAAGCATCTAAGAAATTATCACCTTGGGGATTGGTCACACATGAGGAGATTTACTTAGCAGGTAGACCTCATCTTGTATACGATATTGGTGGTGTCACTGTCCTCGA